CTTCACTCGTGCGCCAATGGCTACGTCTATGGACGGTGATTTTGACACCGGAAATGCTAGGTATAAGGCACGAGAAAGATACTCTTTTGGTGTATCTGACCCATTAGGAATCTTCGGTTCGCCCGGATCTTCCTAATAATACTTTTAAAGTATATGAAAGGGGGCCTTGTGCCCCTTTTCTTTTTTGTGTACTCTCAACATAACTAGGATTTTTATAAGCTATAACGACTGACCTAGCAGACACTTATTAGGACTTTATAGCGAAACCTTTAATAAGGAGGTAGCCCAAAATGGCTAATACAAGTTTTATAGGCGCAGTCCGATCCGAAAACGGATTTACTAAAATATCAAAAAATTCAACCACAGGAGCTATTACAGAAGGCTCTACTTATTCAGATGCCGCATCTATTACAGGTGTCACTTCTGCTACTGGTGGTCTTGTTATTGGAGCTGCAGATAGTCTTAAATTAATTGGTGTAACTTCAACTACAGACACTATTGCTGTCACAGATGATACAAATACAATCGTTACAATCGCTCAACCTGCAGGGACTATCTTAAAAGATTTAATAGCTTATCCTGCTGGTAACATTGTCACAGGTGGCTCTAGCGGCAATGACCTTGACATATTCATTGGTACATCTTCTGCTGGTACACAGCTTCTTGCTGCTACAGCATTACTAGATGATGGCGGTGCTGCCGTAACTTGGACAGCTAACGTACCACTGTACATTATTGAAAACTCTCACGGTCAAGCAGCTAATGCTTTTGCTACCGCAGGTATTGGCCCTCTAGGTGGCCCAGCTACTTCTGAAGCTATTGTTATTGCAGGAGCCTTATATAGTGCAGCTGCAAGAGACATTTTTGTTACTTTACGCCCAATAGGGGCTGATTTGGCTACTGCCGCAACTACTGTTAAGTACATTGCTGTATTCCAATATTTGTAATCACAATGGGGAGGTAAAACTCCCCTAATTGCAGGAGTAAGTCATGAAGATGAAAAAGATGAAGTACAACATGGGCGGCAAGGTCATGAAGTACAACATGGGCGGCAAAGTACCTACTTACGCAGGTATGCCTATGATGGCTGAAGGCGGTATGGTCAAAAAGAAAAAGAAAAAAGTCAGCAAGAAAAAATCTATTGATGGTATTGCTAGACGAGGCAGAACTAAAGGCCGAATGGTCTAAGAGGGTATAATTATGGGTGGGTATTCAGATGTAATTCCGGTATCGATTACCGCAGACACTGTAGCCTTAGATGCAGATGGCATATCAGTAGCCGCGTCTGTTGGCAATAATGCGGCATTGGTTATTGGTGGTGCTTTAGCCGACAGTGGTTCTGTTACACTTAGTCATGGAAGACTAATAACTATTCTTTCTGCAGGCGACGATAGTGGAATATCATTTACTGTAGTTGGTACGGACGTTAACGGTGATTCGCAAACAGAAACAGTAACAGGCGCAAATGCAGGCACAGCAACAAGCAGCAAGTATTTTAAGACGATTGCAAGTATTACTGCCGTAGGAAACCCCGCAGGTAACGTATCAGCAGGAATTAATGCTTCAGCCGCCGACGCTATCTTTACAATGAGAAGCAGGCTAAAAGGTATGTTTTTAACCAGCACAGCAACAGCAGGAGAGATTAACTTTCTTACGTCATCGCCATCAGGCACAAGTATTATGAAACTTAGTTCTGTTAGTGATGCTAATGCGACAAGAGATGTGACAATACCTGACGAGGGCGTGGTGTTTACGAGTGGTATCTATATACAGTATACCGTGTCAACATTCTTAACCATGACAGTGTTTCATGCGTAATGGCTACTTCAACAACAACGGCGTTTAATCTTGATTTAAACGAGATAGTAGAAGAAGCGTTTGAACGTGCGGGTTCAGAAATGCGTAGCGGGTATGACTTAAAAACCGCAAGACGCTCTCTTAACTTGTTATTTGCTGAATGGGCTAACAGAGGCATAAACCTCTGGACTATAGAAGCAGGTACACAAGTATTGACTGCAGGCACAGCAACTTACGATTTAGCTTTAGATACTGTTGACTTAATCGAGCACGTTATAAGAACAGGAACAGGCACATCCCAGTCCGATATAGGCATATCGCGTATAAGTGTGTCTGGGTATGCTGGAATACCTAACAAAAACATTACAGGTAGACCCAATCAGATATACATTAATCGCAGAAGTGGGGCTACCGAGAGCAGTACAGTGATGTACCCACAGTTTACTGTGTGGCCTGTACCTGACACTACAGAAACCTACACACTTGCTTACTGGCGCTTAACTAGGATACAAGACGCTGGAAACGGGGTTAATACACAAGATGTACCGTTTAGGTTCTTACCGTGTTTGATTGCAGGTTTAGCTTATCATCTATCGTTAAAGATACCCGGAAGCGAGCAACGCACCCCCATGCTTAAAGCTATGTATGACGAAGCGTGGCTAGAAGCCTCAGATGAAGACAGAGACAGGTCTTCTATGCGTATGGTTCCTAGAGTGTCGTATGTATAGATATGGCTAGTCGCTTTGCTACAAACAAATACACTATTGCAGAATGTGATAGGTGTGGGTTTCAATACAAACTAAAAAAACTTAAAGAAATCTATATAAGGACAAGAAAAACAAATCTGTTAGTATGTCCTACTTGTTGGGAGTCTGATCACCCACAAAACTTACAAGGTATGTATCCTGTTGTTGATGCTCAAGCAGTAAGAAACCCAAGACCCCCACAAGGGACAGATGTAGTAAATATATTTCAGTGGGGTTGGGAGCCAGTTGGTTTTAACGACAACGATGGGTTAGTACCAAATAATTTGAAAGGAACAGGTAAAATAGGTACTGTTACAGTAGATACAGTGAATAGCTGAAGGAGCTAATATGAAAGTAAAAGTCAAAGATATGAGCACTATCAAACCTTGTGCTATGCCGACTAACGCTGGGTATCCGAATAAAATACCTAACACCCAAACTAAGAAGATGAAGGGTGCAGGTGCAGCAACTAAAGGTACTGGGTTTAGCAATAAATCTAACTAATAACAATGAATTACGGCGCATTAGTTGCAGCAATTAAATCTTACACAGAGAGTGATTTTTCAACTACTGATGTAAATTTATTTATCACACAAGCAGAAGAAAGAATATATAACAGTGTGCAGATTGCTTATTTACGTAAAAATGTTACGGGCACAATAACAATCAATAATAAATACTTAGCTGTTCCTGATGATTGGTTGGATACGTATTCTTTAGCTTTGATAGACGGTAGTGGTAATTACAACTATCTAATTAACAAAGATGTTAATTTTATAAGAGAGGCGTTTCCGTTACCCACAGCAACAGGTACACCAGAGTATTATGCGTTGTTTGACGATAGCGCGTTTATACTAGGCCCAACACCAGACGCAGGGTATTCTGCAGAGCTGCATTATTACTACTACCCAACATCTATCACAAACGGTAGCACAGACTCAAATACTACTTGGATTGGTGATAACTACAGCACAGTCTTGCTTTACGGTAGTTTGCTAGAAGCCAATATTTTTCTAAAAGGTGAGCCTGATGTCATGGCAGAGTACCAAAAACGGTATGATGCGGCGTTAGGAGCGTTGAAACAACTGTCAGAATACAAGAACCGTAATGACTCCTACAGGGCGGGTCAGGCAAGAAAAGCTACGCTATAAGGAGATACTTTAATTATGGCTATAACACAAACAATGTGTACGTCTTTTAAAAAAGAAATACTTGAAGCCGTACATAATTTTAGTGCTGTTGGAGGACATACCTTTAAGATAGCTTTGTATACGTCTAGCGCTACTATAGGAGCAGACACCACAGCATTTACTACTGCAGGCGAAGCAAGCGGAACAGCTTATGTTTCTGGCGGGTTTACTCTTACTAGTAACGGGCCGTCAAGTGGTGGTACTACGGGGTTTTGTGATTTTGAAGATGCTTATTGGAACTCATCAAGTATTACGGCAAGAGGCGCGTTAATTTACAATAGTTCACAAAGTAACAAGGCTGTATGCGTATTAGATTTTGGTTCTGACATAACAAGCAACCCTGACTTTAGAATACGGTTTCCTGTAAACGACGCAGATACAGCGATTATTAGGATTACATAATGGCAAATAGAACGAATAGCGGTTGGAGTAGAGGACAGTATTTTTCTGGGCCGTGGGGTCAACCTGTTGTTGACGCTATTGAAGTTACCAGTGTATCTGCCGCTGCTGTTGTTTCTTCAGTACAATTATGGCAAGCAGTTGAAGGGCCACCGTCTATTACTTGGAGTGATGTAAGCGATGCTCAAACACCTAGCTGGTCACAAATAAGCACTTCGCAAACACCTAATTGGTCAGGCAATATAGCCGCATAGAGGATATTTAGATGGCAAGTTCATATGTAAACAATTTAAGACTCACAGAAATTGCTACGGGTGAGGAAGCTGGTAATTGGGGAACCATAACCAACACAAACTTAGAATTAATAGGTCAAGCATTGGGGTATGGAACTAGAGCTATTGCCAACGCTTCTACTGACAATATAACAATAGCAGACGGTTCTTCTGATTCAGATAGAGCGATGTATTTAAAACTTACAGGTGGTGGACAAGCCTGTACAGTTACTCTTTTACCTAACACAGCATCAAAAGTATGGATGATGCAAAACGACACAAGTTTTACACTTACGTTTTCTCAAGGTAGTGGAGCTAATGTATCTATAGAAGCAGGAGCTTGTAAGATTATAGCATCTGATGGCGCAGGTTCTGGAGCCGCTGTTTACGACGTACTTAACACATTACAAATTTCTGGCGATCTAACACTTAAAACAAGTGATGGCGCTATTATAAACTTGCAGACATCTGATACAGATGTGCAACTAGGTGAGGTTTTAGGAAGAATAGACTTTAAAGCCCCAGATGAAGCAGGAGGAACAGACGCTATATTATTAGCTGGGTCTGTCGCTGCGATAGCTGAAGATACGTTTGCAGCGGATAACAACGCTACTAAATTAAGTTTTCAAGTAGGCGCAAGTGGGACAGCCACCGAAAAAATGCAGTTAAGCAGTTTAGGGCATTTAGATGTTACTGGAGACATAACTGGAGCTAGTATTAATGCTGACGGAGACACGAGCGCAGGTGATAACGCAGCAATGGGCTATACTGCCGCAGAAGGACTAATCCTTACTGGGCAAGGTTCAACCAACGATGTCACCATCAAAAACGATGCCGACGCAGATGTTATAGAAATTCCTACAGGGACTACAAATGTAACCGTTGCGGGAACATTAGGCACAGGCGGCGCTATTACTTCTGGTGCTGGGTTACTTATTGCTGATGCTGGAACAATAGGCTCTGCAAGCGATACGGATGCTATATCTATATCTTCTAATGGCTCAATAGTTATGTCGGGCGCAACGGTAACTGTAAGTGGAGCTTTAGGTGTATCTGGAGAAACCACTCTATCTACGCACCTTAACATGGGTGATAACGACATTATTAAACTTGGAGCTGGAAGTGATCTTCAACTTAGCCACAATGGTACAAATTCAATAATAGATAACAATACAGGTTCTTTGTTAATACAAAGTGATGCTCTTACTTTAGAAAGCGACAGTGGAGAAGACTATTTGACTGCTGCGGTAAATGGCGCAGTAACCCTGTTTTATGACAACGCTTCTAAACTAGCCACCGTAACAGGTGGAGTTAATGTAACGGGTACTTTGACCGCATCTACTGAAGTTACTGTTAGCTCTGACGTGCGGTTCAAATCAAACATTGAAACGATTGATAGCGCATTAGATAAAGTAAAAGCGATGCGTGGTGTATACTTTGATAAACATGGTGTTGAAGACAGACGCTCTGTAGGTGTTATTGCACAAGAGATGCAAGAGGTCATGCCTGAAGTAGTGGTTACAGATGACACAGAAGATAAACATTTATCGGTTGCCTATGGCAACTTAGTAGGCGTTTTAATAGAAGCAGTTAAAGAATTGTCAGAAGAAGTAGAAAAATTAAAGGCTAAATAATGGCGGTCACAAGTTCAGCTCCTATCAGCATAACAGACCTTGTTACTGAATTTGGCGGTAGCGCCCCTCATTCTTTAACGGAATATTACCGTGGTGGCAGCCTTGTTCCTAACACTACAGCTAACAACAGTGTTCCTACTAGCGGTGCTATATCACTAACAGACTTTTTTGGAGCCAGTGCAACTACCGGGACAGATGATTACACTATAACCATAGGCTCTGGTACTTTTGGTGGTTTTATATCTGCATATGGGTTTACTTCAGTCGCCAATAGTGCAAGTTTTGCGTTTGGATCAATAAGCTCAAATACTATAGGATTTAGTGGGTTTAATGTAACTATCGAAGCTGTGTATTCTCTACTCGGTCAAATAA